TCAAGAACTTCGTGGCAGGCGATGGCGTGAACTACGGGCACACTGGTCTTGTCTATGAAGATTCAGACGGTTCTACAATCAAGACGATTGAGCAGAACATCGATGGCAACTGGGACTATCTCGATGTCGGTGGACCTTGTCGCTACTATGAACGATCAGTAAATTCGATTGTTGGATATATCGTTCCACCTCAAGAAGACCAGACTGGCTGGAAACATGATGACACTGGCTGGTGGTGGAGTCGTAAAGATGGCTCTTACCCTACTTCCAAATTTGAAGCAATTAACGGTAACTGGTTCTATTTCGACGAGTCAGGCTATATGTATGCTAATCGTTGGTTAAAACACACAGATGGCTATTGGTATTGGTTTGACAAAGATGGCTACATGGCCAATAGTGGATGGAAGAAAATCAATGGCAAGTGGTACTACTTCAATGCAGACGGTGCCATGCAGACTGGCTGGGTGAAATACTACGAGAAGTGGTATTACCTAGATGCTCAAAATGGCGATATGAAATCAGACTGTTTCGTGCCGTATAATGGTGGCTACTATCTCATGCTTGAAGATGGCCGATTGGCTGAACAAGCAGAATTTACAATCGAGCCTGACGGCTTGATTACTACTAAATAATAGAAAGAAATTCAGAATTTAATTATACTTGACCGCTGGCGTTTGCTGGCGGTTTTTTGTTTGCTCTGAAAGTAGTTTCTAAAATAAAAGAAAGTAATGATTTTTTTACTGTTTTTTATTTTTTCTACGAATAGATAAGTAGGAGGAAAAAATGAAGATTTTAAATATTGAACTAGCAAATGTAGAGCAGACAGATTTAGGCTTTGAGCATTGGGTAGATGTGACTTACCAGGTGCCGATTTTAAAAAATGAGTACACGGTCAAGTTGTTGCTCTTGATGGAATGCAAGATAGAGGACCAGGAAGTCATTGAGTATCTGGTATCATCTTGGAAGTATCGTGATTTGGTGTTACATTCTGTGCAGATGTATGAGATGGAAAGGGGCAAAAAGGGGGCATAAGTTGTAAACTTTTATATTTTTATGGTAAAAAATAAATGTAGTTTATCTCTTATTTATGCTTATTTCATAGGTTTTTGGATTTATTTCTTCCTATGTATACTACTAAAAATAGT